TTAGTAAGCTCATCTTATCCACGATGTCGATAATTTGCTCTCTCTCTTCTGCTGTGTACATAAAACCAACTTTCCATTAGAAGGGTAAATCTTCCGTATTAACTTCAATTAGTTCAGAACCACCAAATAAGTCCTGTTTAGCTTGTGCTTGCTTTCCATTATCATTAGAGATAAATACTTTTTCAACAGTAGGAAAAACAAAGTTATAATTTACGTATTCGCCTGATTCTTTAGCTTGTACACGACCGCTGACCGTTACTGTGTCGCCTAATTGAATGAAGTCAGGTAAGAAAGCTGAACCGTACGCAACTTTTACGCTAGATCCCTTTTCTTTTTCAAACAATGGTACTGAAATGATTTTCTTATCGCCTTTTGCTGTGCTTACTGTTCGTGTATTTTTTTCGTTCGCTTGTGCTGTAACTGTAATGATTGCCATTTAATTATTCCCCTTTTTCTGCTTCTTGCTGTGCTAACCAAATCGTCATGATATCGGTAATTTCTTTTTTAGTCTTATTTTTCAAGCTGTCAATATTTTGATATCCTAGCTGTTCAGCTCGTTTGATAAGTGGCTGGATCTCTCTAAGTCGTTGCTTTTCTGCTTCAAGTTCTTTCTGTTCTTCTGTCAAGTCAGGTAGGTCTTCATTCATATAGATATATAAACCTAAACCGTGCCTTGCGATTGCTTTTACTAAACAGCGTTGAATTGCTTTATTCACGTCCATCGAGGTAATTTTTTCAAGTGGAATTGACTGGTTACGATAGTCCATTACTGGTAAATTTTCAATATGCTCTAACCCCTCGATAGTAACTCCAACCTCAACCCAAGCTGTACGACCGTCTGTGTGATAATTCCACTCGTCCTTATTCTTATAAATCTTGTTTGTTGCTTCAGGATATATTTTTTTTACCTCTGCCCAAGCAAATGTCCAACTCAAATAATCAAGATTGTTCTTTTTACTTTTCTTGTCATTAACGTTAATGACGCTTAATTTTTCAAATACGCTCATTTTTTCCTCCATTTGAAGCCTCGTGAACTTTTTAGTTTTCCATTGCAACAACGGCCTATACTTCTTCTTGAAACCCCTGTTTCTTGTTCTGCTTGTGTCATTGATTCAAATTCATTTAATACATTGTCGTTTAGGTCTAATTGAATAACTTTTTTTGAACATTTTTCAGCAGCCCTTTTTGTTCTAGTGCCATGTATGTTGTTTTCTCTTACAGTACACCATTCAAGATTACTTAAATCATTGTTTGTCTTATTTTCATCAATATGATTTACACAAGGCTTTTCTTCGGGGTTGTCTATAAAGGCAGTCGCTATAATTCTGTGTAGAAGTAGCTGATTCTGTTTATTATTTTTGTATAAGCCATGCACTAAATATCCGTCTTTATCAAGCCGAGGTTTGAGTGTTCTACCGCTTTTTATATTTCTGACTTTGCCTAGATTAGACACTTCGTAATTTTCAAAACCCTCAATTTCAACAAAAGTTTCAACTTCGATCATTTTATCCTCTTTCTATAATAAATACATCGCCTTGTCTTGTAATTTCAATATGATACTTAAGCATAGGCAGGATCCAACCGTCGTCCCAGTAGTTCCACAAGTCATTTATCAAGCCATATAAGCACTCGTTAGGCTCTGCCCTATACTCTGTCACGTTCATCTCTTCGAGCTCTTTAGACAGCTTTCTAACGCCTCTAGCATAATGTTTACTTGCTTTTTCTTCTGCTTTTAAACTTTTGTAGTTGCTTTTCATATATGAACTCTCTAATATCTTCTTTTTGCTGTTTTTCCTCTTTATCAGACCAGCCAACTTTTTGACCTTTTCGCTTGCCACTTTGATAAACTCGCCTGTTATCATCAGGAAAGCCGTTTTTTTCAAAGTACATTCTAGCATACTCAAAATAATTTAAACTGTTGATGTACTGCTGACTATCCTTTTTGTGATAATTGAGGGCTATCAATCGTCTTTTAGCTAGTGATTCAAAAGATGTTATCATACTTCCTCTTTATAGAAACCTAAGTTTTCAAGTGCAACATATTCCTTGCTGTCTTCTTTAACTTCAAGAGCATATTGTTCAAATTTTGTTAATTGTCTAAACTGTCCAGCATAATATAATGGAGTAGTTCCGCTACTGTCAGAAAAGTTATAAAACTTAAATTTAGGTTCAAAAACTTCATAACCATTAATGACAGCTTCAACCATTTTCAATTGTTCAGAACACTCAAAAGCGCTACTTGTACATTTATCACCGTCTGTTAAACTATATCCATAACCAAAACGAGTGATGTAATAAAGTGCTAGTTTTTTGTTTACTTCATCCTCAAGGTTTCCAAAAGTTTCAAGATAATTCGCTTGTTCTTGTTTTAGTTCTACCATTTGTTAGTTCTCCTTTATTTACATATATACTATTATACCAAAATTATTTATTATTATCAAGTATTAGATGATATTTT